GGGTAGAACTTCTTCTAAGCCTCATGTTAAAGCAGCTAGAATCGTAGGAGATGTAATGGGTAAATATCATCCGCATGGAGATTCTAGTATTTATGGAGCAATGACTAGACTATCTCAAGATTGGGTTATGCGTTATCCGCTTATTGATTGGCATGGCAGTAATGGTAACATTTCTGGTGACGGAGCCGCGGCAATGCGTTATACTGAAGCAAGATTATCTAAACTTGCGGAAGACGGTATGCTATCTGGATTAAAAAAGAAAAATGTAGATTTTGTATTAAATTTTGACGAAAGTCTTGAAGAACCAATTACTTTACCAGCAGCTTTTCCTAATCTTTTATGCAATCCAAATACAGGTATTGGTGTTGCGATGGCTTGTAATTGGTTGCCGCATAACTTAACTGAAGTTGCACAAGCAATTTATGATTATATGGATGGTAATGAAGTGAGTTTACCTGGTCCAGATTTTCCAACAGGTGGTATTATTATCAATAAAAATGATATTCCTAATATTTTAAAAACTGGACATGGAAGTGTTAAAGTTCGTGGCAAATATAAGACTGAAAAACAAAATATTGTTTTTTATGAAATTCCTTATGGCACTACAATAGAAGGATTATTAAATGAAATTGGTGAAGTTTGTGATGCTAAAGAAATTGAAGGCGTTGTAGAAGCTCACGATGAAAGTAACAAAAAAGGAATTAGAATTGTTATAGAATGTGAAAAAAATGCAAACTTAGATAGCATTGCAATGAAATTATATAATAAGACTAATTTGCAAACTTCTATTTCATATAATCAAGTTGCTTTAATTGATAAAACACCAACTGAATTAGGTTTAGTTGATTGTATTAAAATTTATATTGACCATAATCTTAATTGTATCCAAAGAGAAGCAGAATTTGATTTAGAAAAAGCAATGGATAGATTGGAGATTGTCAATGGCTTAATTAAAGCTCTTGAAGATATTGATAATATTATTGCTTTAATTAAAGGTTCTGAAAGTGCGGCAGCCGCGAAAGAAGCGTTAATATCTAAATATCAGTTTACAGAAAATCAAGCTAAAGCAATTTTGGCAATGCGATTAAGTAGTTTAGCAAAACTGGAAAAAGTTGAGTTAAATAAAGAAAAAGAAGAACTTGAAACTAAGGTTACAGATTTAAAAGATATTATATCTAGTAAGTCAAGAAAAGAAACTATCTTAAAAGAGAAACTTCAAACTTTAGTAAAGAAATATGGTGATTCCCGCAGAACAGAATTGGCTCAAATTGAAGTACCAAAAGAAGAAAAAGAGATTGCGGAAGTAATCCCTGAAGATGTAGTAGTTATTATTACTCAGTCGGGAGAAATTAAGAGAATCCCAAAAAGTTCTTTTAGAACTCAGAAAAGAAATGGTAAAGGCGTTAAGAGTGAGGATGATGCTATCTTAGATACGATTTCTACTAACACTATTGATAATTTAATGCTTTTTACATCAAAAGGTAAAATGTATAAAATGTTAGTAGATAATGTTCCTATTGGAACAAATGTATCTAAAGGTATTAAAGTAAGTTCTCTTATTACTATGGATGCTGATGAAAAAATTATTGCGGTAAGTTCATTGCAAAGAAAAACTAATGCTCAATATGTTATTTTTATTACTAAAAAAGGTTTAATTAAAAAGACATATTTAGAAGAATATACTTCTGTAAAGAGAAGCACTGGTATTGCGGCAATTAAACTAAAAGAAGGAGATTCTTTAGCTAATGTTACATTTATTGATACAGAAGAAATGTTAATTATTACAAAAGAAGGAATGTCTATTAGATTTGAAACTAAAGATATTGCTCCTATTGGTCGTGTAACTTCTGGTGTTAAATCAATTAAATTAGCAGATAATGATGAAGTAGTAATTGGATTACCAATTCATAAAGAAACTGATAAGGTTGCAGTATTTACAACTAAAGGTTTTAGTAAGAAATGTAATATGGATGAATTTCCTCTTCAAGCTAGAGCAGGTAAAGGTATTGCAGTGTATAAACCTACTGATATTACAGGTAAAGTTGTGGGCGCGGCTATGGTAGATGAAAAAGATAGTATATTATTAGTAGGTAGTCCAAATTCTATTTGTATATCAGCAACAGATATTCCATTATTAAGTAGAATTAGTATGGGAAATATAATGATAAAAAATACAGTAACATCAATAGTTAAGTTATAATAACTTAACTATTGATTAGTTATTATAAAAAGGAGAGCGATAAGAATGGCAACTTTTAATAAAGAAAAAATACAAGAATTATATCCAGAAGCAGTAATGTATGAAGCAATGTTAATTCATCAAAGTACAGATACATCTTTACAAAATGCTTGTAATAGTGGGGATTATTTTGGTGAATTAAAGAAAGATGGATATTGGTATCAATTTGAAAAGCATGAAAATCACTCTTATTTATTTTCTCGTACCGCGAGTAAAAAAACTGGATTACAAGCAGAAAAATCTGAAAATGTTCCACATATAGTTCAGGCTTTTGATTGTTTACCGCCACATACTATTTTAGTTGGAGAAGTGTATTATCCTGGCGGAAGTTCAAAAAATGTTACTGAAATTATGGGATGTTTACCAGCAAAAGCCATTGAAAGACAGAATGGACAATGGGGACAAATTCATTATTATTTACATGATATTCTTATGTATGATGGAATTGATTTAGTTCGTAATAAAGTAAATAATGAAACAAGATATAAAATCTTACAAAAAATTTATGAATTGCATAAATTAAATCAATATTCTTTTATTGAACTCGCGGAAGCCTGGACTGATAACCTCTATGAACGCGTTGGTAGTGCGCTTGCCGCAGGTGAAGAAGGAATGGTTATTAAAAAGAAAACTGGAATATATGAACCAGGTAAAAGACCAGATAGCAATTTAAAAGCAAAAAAGGTAGATTTTGCAGATGTTGTAATTATTGGTTTTGAAGAACCAACTAAAGAATATTATGGTAAAGAAATTGAAAATTGGCAATATTGGATAGGAACTGATGACCACGAATATCGTTATCCTGTTGGATATCATTATGGAGAGCCTTGTGCTATTGCTGTAACTAAGCCTTATTATATGGAATGGTATAATTCTCGTATTCATATTGGAGCATATAATAAAGAAGGTAAACTCGAAGATATAGGTATTATTCATTCTGGTATTTCTGACGAAATGAAAGAAGATATGAGTATAAATCCAGATAATTATTTAGGTAAAGTATGTGCAATTCAATGTATGGAAAAATCTAAAAGTGAACATACAATTAGACATGGCTTTTTTAAGTACATGAGAGAAGATAAGGATGCAAAAGACTGCATTATTGATACTATATTTTGAAAAATTTAAAAATTTTTGATAGAATAAATATATGAAAGATGAACGAAACAAAAGAATTAAAATAATCGCTAATAAAATCGTTGCTCTGGAAAAACAGTTGCAGTTGGGCGAAAATGTTAAAGAAATTCAACAGAAAATTGAAGATATAATGTCTTCCCTCTCTGTTGAAGATGTTTTGTTAGTCGATGATTATATTATGAAGAAAAAATTATTGACAAAATAAAAATTTTTTGATATAATATAATCATCAAGAGATGAGAATATCATCTAATAAATTACTATATATTATTTATATTTAAAGGAGAAAAATACAATGGCATTAAAAGAGAATAGTCGTAAAGTTTTTGATTATGTAAAGAGTTTAAACGGAGCAAATGTAACAGCAGCAGACATCGCGGAGGCTACTGGACTTGAAGTTCGTAGCGTAAATGGTATCGTTACTTCAGCTTTCCAGAAGAAAGGTTTGATGGAGAGAATTCCTGCTGAGGTTGAGCTTGAAGATGGCACTCATAAGGCTGTAAAATTCATTAAGTTGACCGCAGATGGTGAGTCTTTCGACCCGGACGCTCCAGACCCAGAGAAGGCTTAATTATACATAAAACTCTATGAGGAGCTAAATAGCTCCTCATTTTTTTTATAGGTAAATATATGATTTTTGAAATAATATTTTTTATTATTGCATTATGTATTTTAAGTATTGGAATTAAATTATATATAGATGCAAATAAAATAAAAGTTTCTAAAAGTACAGAACAATCTATTATAGAAGAAGATTATAAAAAACTTCAAAAAGAATATGATAGAATTAGCCAACAGAAAACTAAGTTAGAAGAAGATATAATAAAAGAAAAACAAGAATTTGAAGATTTATATGAAAAAGAAAAAAATAAATTTTCTGAACAAATAAAAATTTATAAACAAAACACTTCTTATGCTAGTGAACAATATGTTAGTATTTTAGAGCAAAATTATATTAAGGTTGAACAAGAGCATGATAATAAAATTAAAGCATTAGAAAATGAAAAAAATAAATGTGAAAAGGAACTTGAGAAATTGCGGGAGTCCCTCTCTGCGGGCGTTCAAGCCAACCTCCGCGAACGAGAGAAAGAAGAGAATTTACAATTTTATAAATTGTTTATATCTGATAGAGATTTAGAAGATGTAACTCGTCTTGAGCAAGTAAAATTATCATTACATCAACCTGTTATTTTAAGTAAACTTATATGGTCTACTTATTTTCAAAAACAAACTACAGAAATGTGTAATAGAATTTTAGGTACAAAGAAAATTTGTGGTATCTATAAAATTACAGATTTAAAGACACAACAATATTATATTGGTCAAAGCGTAGATGTCGCTCAAAGATGGAAAGACCACGTTAAATGCGGGCTTGGAATCGAGGCTTCCGCAACTAATAAATTATATAATGCTATGCAAAAAGATGGCGTATATAACTTTACTTTTGAATTAATGGAAGAATGTCCTAGAGAACAATTAAATGAGAAAGAAAGATTTTGGATTGAGATGTATCAATCTGATACTCTGGGTTTTAATAGCACAAAAGGTAATAAATAGGAGATAATATGGGAAAAGTAATTATTCAAGAATATACAACTAAAGAGCCTCTTTCTCTTATGGGTGCAGAGGCTGGAATTTGTTGGGGTGCTAATACAGAAGATAAATCAAAAAATTATAAACGCGGACTTGGGTGTCTAAATAGCGGACATGGACGCGTAAGTGAATATCCTCAAGTTTATATGATTTTAGATGGATATTCTGCTCGTGTCATTCGTGAATTTTATACACATATTAGTGGAGGTCCTACCCGCTTACAAGCGAGTACCCGCTATATTGATTATGATGGATTTACATATATAATTCCACAATCAATAATGAATGACCCAGAAGCAATATCTATATATGAAAATGCAATAAGTTCAATTCGTTTTGCATTATGTGAATTAGAGGCAGCTGGAATACCAAGAGAAGATTCAGCTAATTTACTCCCTCTTGGAATGACAACTAAAGTAGTTGTAAGAACTAATCTCCGCAATTTAATAGATATGTCACATCAAAGATTATGCACTAGAGCATATTGGGAATATCGTGAATTAATGACGGATATTATGAATGCTTTATCTGCGTATTCAGAAGAATGGGCAACAATAGTAAAACAAGAATTTCAACCTAAATGCGAATTATTTGGCTATTGTTCTGAAAATAAAGGTTGCGGAAGAAAACCTAAAAAGAATAATTAAAAATCACAAATTGATTTACTAATTAAATTATGATATAATATAATTATAAAGGATAATATATTAAAGAAAGTGAGTTTAATTAGTAATGACAGAAAAAGAAAAATTTATATCAGAAATTGAGCCATTAATTGTAGGTTTATCCGCAGAATCTCAGTCTTATTTTGAAAAATTGAAAAATGATAAACCCGCGAAAGAAAAAGTTGAAATTACAGAGAATGGAGCAAAGATTCTTGCTTATATGCAAGAAAATTGGTCACAGTATAATAATGTTTTTAAATCTAAAGAAATAGCAGAAGGTCTTTTTGTTTCTTCTCGTTCAGTATCGGGCTCAATGAAGAAACTTATTACTGAAGGATTTGTAGAAAAAATAGGTACAGACCCTGTTGCTTATGCTATTACAGACAAAGGAAAAGAGAAAAACCTAAGTAATATTTGACATATTTAAAAATTTTTGATATAATATAAGTATAAAGTTGTTTAAGTCATAAATATAAGTTAAGAAATAAGGAGAAAATTATTATGAAGCAGATGATTAATTCAGAACATATCGAAGGTAGAATTTATCAGCATGACTTAGCAGTAAAAACAGTTCAGAATCAGGCATCAGCCAATTTTGGAAAAGAGTTTATTGCAGGTACATTAGACATCGCTACTGATGAAGAAGGACTTAATGTTATTCAGGTTCATTTTACATATGTAACAGAAACTACTAAAGCTGGCGGAAAGAACTCTACTTTTGCTGCATTGAAGAAAATTATTGATGAAGGAAAAGCATGGATTACTGACGGCAAAGATGCTGCTACAAAAGTAAAGATTGATACTGCATTAGCATTAAATGATTTTTATGCACAGGACGATTCATTGGTATCTGTAAAAACTAATGAAGGCGGATTTGTAACTATCGTTACTGATATTTGCCCAGAGAATGAAAGAAATACATTTACTACTGATATGATTATTACAAATATCGCAAGAGTAGAAGCAGATGAGGAGAAGAATATCCCTGAGGCTTATATCTCTGTTCGTGGAGCAATTTTCAATTTTAGAAATGCTGTACTTCCAGTGGAGTTTGTAGTAAGAAATACAGCTGGTATGAAATATTTTGAAGATTTGGGAGTAACTCCTGCAGAGCCTGTTTTTACAAAAGTGTGGGGTAGAATTAATTCTACAACTACAACAGTAGAAAGAACGGAAGAGTCTGCATTTGGAGAGGCTGCTGTTAAGACATACGAAAGAAAAACCAAGGAATGGACTATCACAGGTACCGCAAAGATTCCTTATGAGTATGGTGATGCATCAGTATTAACTGCTGATGATATTACTAAGGCTATGCAGGATAGAGAAGTATATTTAGCTGATATTAAAAAGAGAGCAGATGAGTATCGCGCTCAGAAGGCTTCTAATCAGTCTAGTGCTTTTAATTCCGCGGCAAGCACACCTGTAGCAGCTAAGGGCGGTTTTAACTTTTAATAAATATAAGAGAGTTTAACTCTCTTATATTTTAACTTTATTTTAAAGCAAATATAAGGAGAATAAAATAGATTATGAGTGGAATAGATTTATTAAACATTGCTCCGCATCAAGTTAGCCGCGATTTAAGAGGATATTCTGTTTTCTTCTATGGAGAACCTAAATCTGGTAAAACAACTATTGCGACTAAATTTCCAAGACATTTATTACTAGCCTTTGAAAAAGGTTATAATGCAATTCCTGGAGCTATGGCGCAGCCTATTAATGCGTGGGCAGAATTTAGAAAAGTATTGCGTCAGTTGCAAGACGCCGCAGTTAAAGAGAAGTTTGAAACAATTATTGTAGATACTGCGGATATTGCATATGATTTATGTGAAAAATATATTTGTGCAAATGCTAAGCGTTCAGATGGCGGTTTTGGTGTAGATGCGATTGGAGATATTCCTTTCGGTAAAGGATACACAATGGTTGCTAAAGAATTTGATGAATGTCTTAGAAGCATTGTACAGATGGGATATGGTTTAGTTCTTATTAGCCATGCAGTAGATAAGACTTTTACTGATGAAACTGGTAAAGAATTTAATCAGATTGTTCCAACATTAGGTAGTAAGCCTCGTAATATTGTATCTCGTATGTGTGATATTATTGGATACTCAAGAGGTATTCAAAATGAGGATGGAACAACCACAACTAAATTATTTATGCGTGGAACTCCGCGTTATATAGCTGGTAGCCGCTTTAAATACACACCAGATTATATTGATTTTACTTATAATGATTTAGTAAAAGCAATTAGCGATGCTATTGATAAGCAAATGGAAGAAGATGGAACAGAGTATTTTACTGATGAAAGAACTAATCTTTATACAGATACTACTCAGACTCTTGATTTTGATGAATTAGTTGAAACATTTAACAATATTGTTAATACTTTAATTGAAAATACAGATGAAGAGAAGTTTCAAAGCTATTGGCAACCAAGAATTGTTCAGATTACTGAAAAATATCTTGGTAAAGGACAGAAAGTAAATCAGTGTTCTCGTGAACAAACTGAAGCACTTGATTTGATTGTCACA